TCAAGCCAAGCGGACATCGTGGCGGTTGGTCTGTTTTCGCTGATATATCCGACCGCTGAACGACTGCCTGAATCGGCTGGGGCGTTGAAGTATAATGCGTTGTAGTATTCGCTGTTTGGGTCGTTTAATATTGATGAATTGAATTGGTTGATTCCGCATATCTGACAAGCATTTTCGACATATTGCCGATATAACGGGGTAGGATGTTTACGACCGCACCCGATGAAGTTCTGAATGATTCGGTCAACAAAGTCGTTTACCTCTTTGATTAAGAAGAATGGGTCTTGTAATATCTGGTCACAAAGTGGAGGGGTAATATTGACCGGATTGCCGGGTAAAAGCAAATTTAAAAACCATTCAATGGCTTTAAGTGTTCCACATATTCCTATAAGTAATATTGATACATTTATAAGAAATAGTATTAAAAATGGGACTAATGTTGCTTTAATCCATAAGTTCAAAAGCAATATGCTCAACAGCACCGCCATCAACCAATTCGGGCGTAATTCGTTGCAATATACAACGAGGGGGAATCGTGGATTTGAATTAGTCTGACCTGTTATCGGGTCGGTATATGGATAATTGAAGTACCCATTCTTGTTTGAACTTATCTCGTATTTATTCAAACACTGATAAATCAACTCGTCTGGGTCTTGGCGTGTCAATCGTGCCGTTACAAAGCAGTCGCCCGTGCAAAAGTCAACCATATCGCCACGAATGATAAGGTCGCGATATACGGGGGCATTACAGCAGTCGTCCCATACCTCGACATTAGCAGATTGATTTAACCCGTTTGGATTGGCTACCATCAAGGGGTAAATTATGTTAAACGCATCGTCATAGAACTTCAACTGATTAGTGTATGACTTTTGCGTCCGACCCGTTTCGGAATCACGGGAGTAATTCAGCGTGAAATCTTCTAATCCCTCAATCCTGCCCGTTATCGGTGTGCCGTTAATTTTGACCTGTAACATTAGCCTATCCTCCTCCTAAGTCTGCGTATTTCGGTTTGGCTTCGCTCGGTAATAACCGCAATGCCTCGGTCATTGATAGCCACATTCGTATGCGGAATGTGCTTGGCGATGGCTTTTCCGATTATGTCGGGGTCAATGCTTTGTTGCGTGCCGGTACGCCTCATTCCTGATGTTGCCAACTCCGCCAAGAATCCAGCCTCTTTGTCACTAATCTTTTTGTCCTGAGCAAGGTCTAATAAAGCAGAATATCCGGGTTGCATATTAATATCAGCCGGTACGACACGCTCGTCAGGAGTTAGGATTGCATGAACAGAATCACGCCCACGAACTGCACCTCGCATCATTGGGACTCGCTTCGTTCCTTTGTTGTAGGGAAGAGGTTGGGCGAGGACGATACCTGTTTGAATTGCCCCCGATGCGATGATGAAAGGCGATATTGCCCCGAATGATGCTATGTTGGTTGGGTTGGTCAATGCTATCGCTGTGTTAATCGCAATCTGGGCAATCGCAGCGATTCGGTCTGCAATGGCTTGCTTTCTCTTTATCGCCCGCATTTGTTGGTCGTACTGCTCTTCACTAATCAATCCTGCCTGCCGTTGTTTTTCAACCATGTCCCTCTCCCCATCTATCTCCCTCTGCTTATAAGCCAATATAGTATTGGTAACGCCCTCCGCTGTTTCGCCTGCTAATTTAGTTATTTGTTGTTTTTGTATTTTCTTTTTATCTACATCGCTCAGGGTAATTTTGTCCTCCACATCCGCAACATCTATTCCGTACTTTTTGCGAAGTTTGAGTAATGCTTTTAAATAATCTTCCTCGCTTGACAAACCCAAACTATGCTTCATATTAATGTCCCTCAACTCTGTCTGCATGTCTTTCATGCGTTGTTCCTCGGCAAGTTTTGAGGCGTCCTCTAATCGGTCAATTCTTTTTAATCTTTCTTGTTCGTCAAATTTATCATAAGCCTCCTGCGTCTCCTTATCAACTTTTGCTTCTCCCTCAATACGCTTTAACTTGTCCTCGAACTCTTGGTCTTCTAACTTCTTCTTTTCTGCAAGTTCCTTTTCTCTTGCCTTTCGTGCCTTTTCCGCCTCTTTTATTTCTTCTTTTGATTTCGGCTTTGGCTTATCTCTTTCTTTAATCTCATCCTTCATCAACTGCACTTTTTGCTTCATTGCGTTGATGAGTTTTATCGTTTCGACCTTTTCTTCTGCGGTAAGTTCAACCCCTGTAAGAAATTGATAACCACCAATCATTTCATATCCTCTTGCAATCTTTTCCTGCTCTTTTATTTTCGCCTCTAATACCTGAATTATTTCTTCCTCACTCTTTTTTTCTTTTTCAAGGTTTGCTATTTGCTCTTTGACTTGGTCTTGTTGCTTGTAGTCAGCAAGCAAACGCATTCTTTCATTTTGAATATATTGCTCTTGTGTTTGGTTGATATTAGTCCACCAAGTAAGCATATCAGCAAGCACCTCAGCACCGCCACCGCTACCATAAAACCGCTCACCAAGGCTTGTCATGTATCCTTCCCAAGCGTTTTGCAGTCGGTTTAAATTAGCCTGAATATTACCTGCCATCTTTTCCGTATTGCCACCAAATGCACGCTCTGCCTCCTCCGCAAACTTGGGTAGAACTTCATTCGCCAATAACTGCCCAGACGCCATCATCTTGTCAAGTTCCTTAGTTGTTACGCCTAATGCTTTAGCCATGATACCAAACGCTGACGGCATGGCTTCCCCAAGTTGTTGTCGCAATTCTTCGGCTGAAATTTTTTGCTTCCCAATCATTTGAGTAAGTGCGGTCATTGCATTCTTGGTCTGCTCGCTACTTGCACCAGTGCCTGCCAATGCGATTGTCATTGACTTGAATATTCTTGATGCCTTATCGACCTCCATGCCAGATGCCTTTGCGGCACTGGTAAATTGAATATAATTAGTAGTAAGCGACTTGTACGACAAACCCAAATCGTTTGCCATTTGCTTGAGGTCGCCAAATGTTTTTACAGCCTCGTCATTTGACCCAGCAAGGTCTTTCATTCTGACCTCTAAGTTCTGCATCTCAGAAGTGGCTTTCAATACCGCTTTGCCAAACTCAACTATCTTATCAATGGCAAACGCACCAGCGACCATCGTACCGATTTTGCCAAGTGCTTGGTCTAATTGGCTAACATCTTTCTTGGTGTTGTTGGTAGCGTTGCCGAGTTTGTTCATCCCATCCACTGCTGGCTGGGTGTCGGCAACTACACGGAATATTATATTTTGAGCCATATCAATTCGATTATTATCCTTTGTATGGCGATTCGCCTAATGACCGGGCGGTCAGGGCAAAGATACGAAAAAATTACGGCAATAAACTAATCCCAGCCAATTCGCACAAAGCCTCTAATTCTATAATTGCCTTATGTCTTATACCCCTGATTCTAAACAATTCGGCTCGAGATAATTTTGATAAATCTTCAACTTTTGAATCCCACCTACTAATATAAATGCCGTTTTGAGAAAACAAAGCATTTGCAACCCTAATAGACAAAAATTCATGCAAAGGGGATTTTTTTATTAATTCTTTGTCATTGTCATAATGACCAATTGTCTTTTCAAAAATAGATTGCCTATTATATTCTTTGACAATTTTTAATGCTTTTTCGTATTCGGTTCTTGTTATCATACCCCCTTAAACGCAACCTCCTTATATTTGTTTCAGCGGGTCAATCCGCCTGCCTTTTTTGTCGATAAAAAACAGCACATTCCCGTTTACATCCAAAACAGGGCGTATCGTCCCTCTTCTTAATTTGCGTCCTATACCCATATTAATCCTTTACTGATTCCCTTAATGCAATACCACAAATGACGCCAATTAGAAAGACCAGAACTATCATACTTTGACGCTTTTTTGTTTCAGGTGAAGTTCGTACTTCCATGCGTTCACGGTCGAAGCGTACTCCTCGATTCCCATCTTTTCGAGCATTTTAATCTCGGTTAGCAAGCCGTTACAAAGCATTCGGTGCATTAGATTCACCTCGGTCACGAAAGTGCTGAATTCGTCAGCCCAGTTTCGGCTAAGGGAAAGATACTCGTGTTTAGGTCGCTCGACTCCATCAAAGTCCTTTGAAGGATAAGCGAACGGATATAAGCGTCGGAGATGTCCGATAAGTCCATTGTATAGCGTACTGCCAACTGAATAAAAAAAAACCGTGCATCGTCATCTTTTGCCCATAGTTCGAGTTTTACCCGTTGCATTTTCGGGTCGAAGTCCATTGGGTCTTCGTCAGGATGGACGACAAACACACACGCCAAGTCTTGAAGAAGCAACTCGTCTGGAATGTCAGCAATCCGCCTTTCGAGTTGGTCGAACTTGGAGAAGCCTCCGACAATATCGCCCCTGTTCAGGTCGTCTTTAATCTCCTTGAACGCTTTAACGAGTCGGTCGGGGGTTAGTCCCATAGACGCCCTGCGAACGGCAAGGTCGGCAGGGATTACCCGATTCGCTGGAATGTCGCCCCAAGTCTCGAATGTCCGCCACTCGATGCCTGATGCGTCGGTGTAAATTGGTTTTAAGTTGCTCATACGCTTGCAAAGTTACCCGATTTTGCGAACCTATCCAAAAATGAACGGTGGAATGTCCAGAGGTAATAGATGAAGCAGTCGAATAAGTGACCGTGCATATTGGTTGGGGCGATTTTCTTGCCATCATCTCCCCGTTGCATCATTTCGCAATCTTCGACAAGGTATTTACACGCTCGATTAATAACAATGTCAGGATGCTTGGATAGCATCGAATTAATCAGCACAATGGTGTCTTTGCTGTCCGGATTGGACGATAACAGGCGTATCTGGGCGTCCGATAGTTTCAACGCACCCTTAACCGCTTTCCAGTTCGTGACGCCTTTCATCGTGGCTGAGCGATTTCTTCCTGATGCGTCACCGGTTAGGATGAGACGAGCAGTATCGGGGTATCTGGTGCGGATGCGTTCGCATAGTTCGTACACATCCGAGTTCATGATTCGTTCTTCGCCTAATATCCTGATTCTATTTCGGCTTGGGTCGTGCTGTGCGTAAATGCAGGTCATTGGACTAACATTAAAGTCCATTGATACGAATATAGGCAGGTCGGGTCTTTCCTGAATATCCGCCACATGCTTCTTATGTTCGAAGCAATACGCCCAGACGGTCTCTTGTTTGGTAACGAGCATGCCCAAGACCTCACGCTTGAATGAGTTCGGGTCGAGGGTGCGTTCTAACTGCTCAATGTAGCCGGGTCTTAAATTGTGTTGGTTCGCATACGACTCGGCTCGGATTAATTTAATTCGTCCGTTGCTGGTCTTGGCTTGGCTTTCCAATTCCCGATAATAGGCGACATTGTCGGGAGGAGTTGTGGCGGTCTTGATGCGGTGGCGTAACCCTAATTTCTTGAAAGTCGTGCCTCTCGTTCTTGCTCGGCATTTGTCCAACGCTTCTTGGAAGTTGCGGACATCTCGAGTTTCGTCAATGCTGATTGTGTCCCATTCCGACCCGTTCACAACATTGTAGTTATCGAGGTGAGTCAGGACAACATAAGACCCCCATCGGAATGTGATTACCTTGTCCGAAGATATGCCTGAATAAGGTTTGACGCCTGCCATCCGTTTGTTCACGACATAGTCCACGCCCTCCCGAAGTCCCCACTCTTCCCAAGCCTCCTGAACTTTCTTGAATGTTGCCGTCTTCATCATTGCGAATGTTGGCGAGCATATCAAATGCTTAGAGTTTGGTATCGCAAGGTCAGGAATCAAATCGACCGCCAGCCAGTAGGTTTTGCCCACTCCAACGCCTGTAAGCATGTGTATCTCTTCCGCTTCGAGGTGGTGGCTGGAGTAGTACGCGATTTGCTGTGCTTCGTTCAGTTCGGGCATTACATATTGTCGTCAAGCAGTTTCATGATATTCAGCCAATTCTCTTTGGTCTTGAAATATATCTCCATCGTTTGCGGACCGGCTTTTTCCCGATTTAGGTACAAGTCGATTCCGTACAAATCGGTGTCGTCCTTGT